GATGCCAGCAGTTCAGGGCCTTTAGTCATGGCCAGATTCTTAATCATTGGCCACACAGCACTGACTACAGGTCGGAGCGTGGACATGAGGGAGTGTTTCTCGGCCTCCTTGTGGAATTGGCGCCGCACCTGGTGGTCGTACTCACGAGTAGTTCCGACTTTCTTGGCGACACCACGAAGGTGACAGTTCAGCACACACGCTACAGCGTCCGCGTCGTACACGGGCACCAGGCTCCAAGGGATTCCGATGCCGTGCAAGAACACGCTCATGGTCAGGCGGACTTGGAAGGTCTCACCCGGGGTTCCACGTACGATGAAAACCATGGCACGGTGGTCCGAGAACGATGCGCGGTCGAAGGTTGGGACGACGCCGCTGGCTGGGGTCACGGTGTGACGGTTGCCGGGACTTCGCAGGATGATCTGCTGGTCCGAGCCAAACACAGTGGATGGGTACACTGTGCAGCCGACCCGATCCTCAAAGTCGCCAAACGGGGATCCAACAAGCGCCGCCGTGCCCTCATAGGCTATGACGGCGCCGCTGCGCGTCGACACACTCTCTTCGTTATTCACGAGCTCGATCTTGTAAGACTCGAGTTGGGTCGTGTTGCCGACTCCGCCCAGTTTCATGGCAGAGTCGAGCAGCACGCCCGTCACTGCGGGCCCGCAGGCAGGGAACGTGGCCCCGCCGAACGTGGCACCGGTGGTGGCGATCTCTCCACTGTAAGACGTACCCGCGAGGGTCGTAAAGACAGCGCAGAAACCATAGCCTGCAGTGCCGATCGTGAAATCGGTGGTGAAAGTGCGCTGGAACATTTGTCCAGGCGACTGGTAGCCGGACAGGTTGATGCCGGCTCCGCCTCCCGCGAGGCTGAGGTTGATGCTCGGGGGCGCCAAAACTGGCGGGCCCTCGGCCATCGGGTCAAGGTACTTGGCACACGCTAGTTGCGTGTTGGCGGATGCAACGCCACTCTTGTGGGGCATGACCTCCATGAGGTGGTTGCCTGGCTTGATGCCGTCCACTTTTGTCATGCGCTTCTGCACGGTGTTTGGCTGAGGCGGCCGGGTGTTGCTCCTCTTGCTCCTTTGTTTGTTGTTTTTCTGCTTGCTCATTATTGAGCCCCGTGGATAACGTCGGTGGTGGGCACAGGTCGTCACGCCTGTTTCACTGGATATTTGTATCCCCCTCCAGTGCCTAGCCCTTGCTGCCACTTACTCTCCAATATCAATGGCCATGACAGCATCCAGGATCGGATGGTCGATGACCAGCGGGAGCTCGGTGGCAGCGAGTATGACCCTCTCCAGGTCGATCAAGTCCCCATACGTGAGTGAGTACCGGGTCGCCATGACAGCGTAAGCTTCAGGCCCAAAGTCCAAGGCCCTTGCCGATCGCACCGCAAATGGATCCACTTTGGCGTCGACTTGGATGTCCTCAGTCAACTCCAGGATGCGTGTGATCCATGCCCCAAGGATGGGCATGCGGGCGCACGTGTCATGCATTCCGAGGGCGACCGCACGGGCGTGGGCACGTGCGTCCTTGATCGGTCTGCGGCTCCAACCGGTGCGCGATAGCACTCGGCCGGGTTTGGGCACCAACGCGAGGTCACCCTCGACGTTGGGCAGGAAGACAGCGCTTAGGAACTCCCAATGCTCCAGGTGGCGCTGTTGGATCTTCCAAACCATGCCTGCATTCTTGGCGTATTCGCGGACCGTCCACTCAAAGTTGTGTG